GCGACCATCTGATCCTGCCTCGGTTCAAGGTGCCTGCCTCCTGGCGCGTGTCGCGCTCGTTCGACTGGGGCTCCAGCGCGCCCTTCTCCGTTGGCTGGAACGCGGAGGCCAGCGGTGAGGAGGCCATCCTGCCTGACGGCACCACCTTCTGCCCGCCGCGCCGCAGCATCATCCGCATCTTCGAGTGGTACGGGTCCAAGGACGGCACCTATGGGCTCAACGAAGGCTGCGGCCTGTCGCCCAAGAAGGTGGCGGAAGGAATCCTGGAGCGCGAATTCAACATGCAGGAGCAGGGGTGGATCACCAGCCCGCCGAAGCCCGGCCCGGCTGACAACTCCATCTGGAACGAGATCAAGCTGGTGGACGAGGAGCGCGTGGACTCCATCGCGCGCACCATGAGCGACTACGGCGTCGAGTGGGAGAGGAGCATCAAGAGCCCCGGCAGCCGCGTGCAGGGCCTCCAGCTGTGGCGCGACCGCATGGAGAACGCCGCCGACGGTGACGGCCCCGGCTGGTGGTGCACTGATGCGTGCCGCGCCGCCATCGCCTGCCTGCCCACCTTGCAGCGCGACCCCAAGAACTTGGACGACGTTGATACCGAAAGCGAAGACCATTTGTTTGACGACGGTCGCTACGCTATCCTTGACGCGGATGCAGGTGCGACCGACCTTTCGAAGCTGAGGGTGTACTGACCGATGGCCACTACCGCGACGCCAGTCACCAACGCCCCGACCACCTCACCGAAGGTGGACTACCGCAAGCCGGACTACTGCAGGGCCGAAGAGTCTTGGCAGCTGGTGCGCGATGTCTTGGAAGGCCTGTCCGCTGTCTCCAGGCCGGGGAAGACCTACATCCCCTACATCATGCCGAGCGACAAGACGTCGGCGAACGTGGACCGCAACCAGGCCTACCGCCAAGGTGCTGTCTTCGTCAACATGACCAAGCGGACGCTGGCCGGCTTGGTGGGCCAGGTCTTCGCCAAGGACCCTGTGCTCGACGTCCCGGCTGCCCTGGAGCCGCTACGCGAGTCGGTCGACGGAGGCCCTGTCAGCCTGGACCAGCAGGCGCGGCAGGCGTTGTCCGACGTGCTCGGCGTCGCGCGCTGCGGGCTGCTGGTAGACTACCCGAAGGTGTCGCTGCAGGAGGGGCAGCGCGCGCCGACCGCGCTGCAGCAGCGCACGCAGAACTTGCGCCCCACCATCCAGTACTACTTCGCGGAACAGATCATCAACTGGCGCGTGGAGATGGTGGATGGCCTGCGCAAGGCCACACTCGTCGTTCTGGAGGAGGAGTACATCCTCGAGGATGACGGCTTCGAGCAGAAGATGGAGAAGCAGTGGCGCGTCCTGCGGCTCACCAACAAGGTCTACACGCAAGAGATCTGGCAGCGCGGCGAGAACGGCATCTTCCAGTCCCAGCCGCCGCTGGCGCCGACGGACGCATCGGGGAAGACCTTCGACACCATCCTGTTCCAGTTCATCGGGTCCAGCAACAACGATCCGGGGGTGGACGACGCTCCGCTGCTGTCGCTCGCGGAGATCAACATCGCGCACTACCGCAACAGCGCGGACTTCGAAGAGATCGTCAGGCTGCTGAGTCAGCCCACCCCGTGGTTCTCCGGCCTGTCCCAGAAGTGGATCGACGAGAACTGGAAGGAGGGCGTCGCACTCGGCAGCCGCGTTGCTATCCCGCTCCCGGTAGGCGCCCAGGCGGGCCTGCTGGAGGTGCGTGAGTCGCAGCTGGCGCTCAAGGCCATGGAGCAGAAGGAGCGGCAGGCCGTCGCCCTCGGCGCCAAGCTAGTGGAGCAGACCACCGTCCAGCGCACAGCGCAGGAAGCTGGGCAGGAGCGCGACAGCGAGCTCTCTGTGCTGCAACTGTGCGCGAAGAACGTCGCCTCCGCCTACACGCAGGCGCTGCGCTGGGCAGCCGCCTTCGCAGGGGCTGCGCTGACCGAGGAGCAGGGCTACGAGCTCAACACCGACTTCGAGATCGCGCGACTGTCCACTGAAGCGCGCCGTCAGCTGCTCGCGGAGTGGACCGGCGGCGGCATCTCCTACACCGAGTACCGCGAGGTGCTGCGCCGCGCGGGCATCGCCTTCCAGACGGATGAGGAGGCGCAGGCTGAGATCGACGCCCAGACCCAGAAGGATATGGAGTTCGCTGTCGAGCAGATGGGGGCCCAGACCGCGGCTGTCGCCGCCAACACGCCGCCTGCTCCTCCGCCCCGATAATCATGCCACTCCTCCGCTCGGCGCCTGCTACAATTGGCAGTAGAAAGGAGAACGCATGGCCACTGTCAAGTATCTGAACGAAGAGCAGAGCGCTGAAGCGCGCATCCTTGAGAAGCGCGAGGACCAGGCGCTCCGCGACTACATGCAACGCACGGGCGCCAAGAGCGCGGAGGCGCTGGTGATGGGCAAGAAGCCGACCAGCGACGTCGATGCCGACTGAAGTCAGGATCATCCAAGGTGCAGGCGCGCCGCGAACCGTCAGCGCCTCCGAATTGCGCGCCCTCCAACTCGACTTGGTAGAGCTGGCGGAGGCGCTGGATGCCGCTATCGGATCCGAAGCCACCTGGAGCGCGTCAGTCACTGAAAGCCGAGGCGAGATCACCTTGGGCTTGCGGCGCGAGTCAGCTGACGGTACGGGTAGCCTGCGCATCCGCCGCATCATGAGTCGAGGTGGGAGGTGGCTCGAGCATGACTACTTCACCCTGAGTGAGGCCCTGCAGGGCCGCGGCCTGTCCGACGTTGTAGCCAAGCTGTCTGAGAAGTTGGTCGATCGGTTCAAGCTCGAGGTCATCAAGGTTCACGCCAATCTTGATGTAGGCGGCTACGCGTGGCTCAGGAAGGGCTTCTTTCCTGCAGGCGAAAACGCTGTCGAAGCGCTCAAGAAGATCTACTGGGCGCCGGAGTTCATTCAGCGCATCAGCGGAATGTCGAACGACGAGGTCCGCGCGTTCGTACTCAGCGACGAGTTCAGGAAGTACAAGAGCGCCTTCGTCGGAACGCATTGGTACGGCTCCGCCGACATGACGGACGAACGCGCCCGCGCAGCCCTGTTCGGCCAGAGCCGCGCCAAGCTGCCAACGCAGATCGCAGACGCCACCTACCACAGCGTGATGCTGGAGCGCCTGAAGGCCGCGGAGGTGCGCGACTTCAACGCGATGGTGCCCCTCCTGGAGAAGCAGGTCAACGAGCTGCTGGAGCGCCTGCGCGGCACGACTCTGTCGGAGATGACGCGCGGGCAGATCAACGCACAGCTGCGGCTGCTGCGAACCGCACAGCAGGCAGTGCTCACCGAAGCCACCGACAAGCTGGAGCGCCGCCTGCGCATGTTGGCGGAGTACGAAGCAGGCTTCGAAGCCGCCACCCTCCAGCGCTACCTGACGGAGGCAGGAACCGGAACAGTGCTCACCGTGCCGACAGGCCCTGCCGCGTTCGCGCTGGCCAACGCCGTGCCGCTGTCGGCGACGGGCGACCTGCTGCTGCCTTGGGTGTCCAAGATGACGGCCGAGGAAGTGGACCAGATCAACAAGATGATCCTTCGAGGCTACAGCGAAGGCTGGACCAACGACCAGCTGGCCACCATGCTGCGTGGCACCAAGGCGCTGAACTACACCGATGGGCTGCTGCCGCGAATGGGGAAGCACAATGCCACCATCGTGCGCACCGCCATCCAGCACGTCGCGAGCACCGCGCGCGAGCAGGTGTGGCGCGACAACGAGGACGTCATCGACCGCTACCGCTGGGTCGCGACCCTGGACAGCCGTACCAGTCCGACCTGCAGGACGCTGGACGGGCAGGAGTTCGAGCTAGGCAAGGGCCCGCGCCCGCCCATCCACCCCAACTGCCGCTCGACGACGGTGGCCGTCATCGCTGGCCTGGAGGGGCTGCTGGACAACTTGCAGCGCGCGAGCGTGAACGGGCAGGTGCCGGCCAGCATGACCTACTACGAGTGGCTGAAGACGCAGTCGGCAGCGTTCCAGGAAGAAGTGCTGGGCCCGTCGCGCTACAAGATGTTCGCGCGCAGCGACATGACCGCCGACAAGTTCGCCAAGCTGCAACTGAATTCGGCCTTCCAGCCCCTCACGCTCGAAGAGATCCGCAAGCGCGACCGTCGATAGGTTGTTGATCGACCCCTTGCCCGTCGGGTTGTGCCTATAATCCGTGGCACCTAGGCAGTGCCTAACCCACGGAGCAGTGCTCTATGAAGCTCAA